AGTACCTGATTCTAATAGATGATAGTTACTATCATCTGAGTGATTATTTTCGACAGTTGCTTTGTCTGTCTTAGAACTATTACGTTCTAATAGTTGCACAACTTCCACGATTGGAAGCTCTGCGGGAAAGATAGAAGTTTCTCCGTTTACCATGTCGAAATATTCTGTCTTTTCTGTTGAGTAGTAGTCTACAAAACTACGACCACAATAGGTTTTTATAAGAGAACTTACATATGCACGCATATTATTAATTTCAGCATCACGTGTGCTACTACTAATTCCTGCATATGCCTTGTAATCACTAACAGTTATTAAATCTGCCATTAAAATTTCCTTATAAAAACCGGCTAGATTTAACTCTAGCCAGTTTCATTATTAAATCAATTATGAAGAACCAGATTTAATTAACGCCATAGACGCTTTGCCATCTATACCCGCTTCTTTGACTAGGAAGCCAAATCTACGTGTAGCTACCATAGCTTTTTGTTGCGCTATTACATCTGTAGCTTGCTCAATTGTTAATGATCTGTAATTACCAAGTAGGTAGTTACTAGGATTAACAATAACAACTTGAGCAGTACCTGCACCTGTTGTTGCAAAAGCATCAGAAACAACTAGAGGCATACCCCATAGTTTACCTAACTCACCAGTTAAGATAGTAGCTTTATCACCGTATTTGTCTACAGTAACAACATCAGTATCATCTAGTAAATTATAGTAAGCTGCTTGTGACAAGAATACAACTAGGTCTGAAGGATTCATACCCCATTGACCCATGTTCTTACGAGCAGTTAAGATTTCCGCTTTAACTACTACGTCTGAAGCAGAAGCTGTAGTTACTGTATTATCAGAATGTCCGCCAGCTAGCTCTTCTAACTCTGTAAATGGAGCTGTAACACCTGTGCCTAAGATAGAAGCATCTGAAGTACGAGCCATTCTACGAACGATCGCATCACGAATCATTCCAGCAACTGGAATAAGTGCATCTTCTTCTTCTTCATAACCTAAGTACTCACGAGTAGCTAGTTTATGTGCGGTCAAAGTAACTTCTGTTAATGCATGCTTCTGAGTTGTACCTGAAGAAGCATCATTAAACGCAGTACCAACATTATCTCCGTCATTTAAGGCTGTTACCCAAGTAGCATCCGTACCTGTATCTGGGTTGAATGGGAAGTTCATAACACGAGCATTCATTTGAATTGTATTAAAAACTGATTCAACTACAACACGATTCTTAATACCATCAAAAATTGCGCTGTTCCAAGTAGTTTCCCAATCTGTATTAGCAAAACGAGAAGCCTTTTCAATCAATTGTTTACCAATAGCTAATTGATCAATACTTTTACCTAGAATCTTAGAAGTCATATAAACTTGGTTAAGTTCATCGTCAGATGGTGTATCTGAACCAACTTCTGAGAATTGCATCTTAGACTTAGCAATTGCTGCTAACTCTTCTTTATTTGCCTTAAGTTCCGATGACATTTCACTAATTACTTTCGCATAGTTATCATCGTTATCTTTAATTTTCGCTTCTAAAGTTTCTGCAACTTTTTCAGCCTGGGTTTTACCCACTGTAATATCGGAAAGGTGAGCCTCTGCGGCAGTTTTAGCTTCCTTCTCAGCGACTTCAGCCTTATATGTCTCAATAGCATCGGTTGACGCTTTAGACATAAATTCCTGTAGTTCTTTCTTATCCATATGTAATTCCTTAAGAATATTATCCTGAGAAGAATTCTTCTCACTTTTTGTTAAATCGTCTTTCTCTTCTTTCTGGCCGAAAGATTTACGAAAAGTTTGATACTCTTCTTCATCTTTAAACGACTTTTCTAAAGAAAAAACCGAATCCTGGTTTGCTGGGACAGAAACAACACTAATCTCATAAAGCTCTAAGTCTTTAATATAAAAAGTATCGTCTTCCCTGTCGTAGTCGGCTTCTTTTAAATTAAACCCTACGCTAAATGTTTTTAAAACACCGTCTTTTATTAAGTTATATACTTCACCTGCAGCCTTACTAATTTCTGCAACGATTTCCAATCCCTTGTCAGTTACACGGTAATCAACAGTGGTACCAACTGGACGAGAGTAATCATGGAAAGCAAGGACTATAGGGTTCTTTAGATAATCATCCATTCCCCCCTTTTCCCAAGCTTCTTTAACGATTACATCGCCACTTCGGTCTTTGGAAACAGTATTTGCAAAACCTTTTATTGTTAGAAAGTCTCCCGACATTTCTTTTTCAACAACATTAAACAATGAATTAATTTCAAACTTTCTATTCATTATCATCCTCGTTCCCCCGAGGTCTTCCACCCTCAGAAGGGTTGCCTGCACTACCTGCTATATTAGCCGGTATGCGTAAATCATCATGACCTTCTATCGTTTCTAATCTTAATGCAACTCTAGCTTCATTTGGAGTAATAACTCCACCGTTAACTAAAGTGCTGTAGTATCTTGCTTTATCGTCTAACTCTGGCTGTAAAGGCGAGAGTTCTTCCAGTGCTGCTGCTAGGTCATAACCAAAATATCGTTCTAATCCGCTAATTAGTTTCCTTACTAGTGGTAAAACGGTCTCTTGATACATTAATCTGTGATTAGGTCTAATATTTGCATTATTCCCACCTTTTAATAAAATTGGTGGAACTCCTAAAACTCCAAGGATAGTATCCTCTAAGTTACTCACAGAATCTTCAAAGTCTAATTGTTTAAAGTCCACATTAGATATACTGTCTATCTCTAGACCCCCATCTAAAACTAAAGGTCTACGACCTCCGCTTTTAGGGTTATACTTCTGCGACCAAGAATTAATTAGTCTCTCTTTAACCTTAACACTAAGAGTATTAGGACTCTTTAGTATAAGGCCAGGTACTGCTCCATTTTTGAAGAAGTTACCTTGAAAATCTCTCATATCATAAAGTAAATTTATGGAACTTCTAGCTGATAGTAATCTAGGCGTTCCTCTATAAATTGACTTAGTAGAATTATCTCTAATGTGGATAATTTCTTCGGGCTTATATTTAATATCTGAATATTCATACCCTTTGATAAACGTTTTTTTATCTGGTACTACCCTAACGTTTTCAGCAGGTAAATGGTATAAGTGTGCCCCATCATAATATATAAAACAGTTTCCATCCATTAACATATCTAAGAAAAGATTTCTTCTGAATGCATCCGCATTTTGATACGGATTAGGCTGTCTGTTTAATAAATTTATTAATTTTTTATGCCTGATAGTTGCTATACCTGGAAAAGTTTCTTTATCTCCAACATCTATCCCTATCTGGGATGCTGCATCAACTATCATGTTAACCCCTCGGTTAACTACCTCTAATCTCTCAAAAGCTCTCTCATACGGTAATGTAGAAGTTAGTGAACCTTGTTCTCCTTGAGCTGCTGCAATTATAGGTTGTGCAGGGTTTAACTTCTGCACGAAATCCTTAAATATTCCCATATTCTTTTTCTCTTCTTTTTCCAACCCAACGTTGTTGTTTGGGCCCGGTTACTAAGGAAGGCTTTTTCCCATATATCGAATGAAGTTTTAAATGGTGTATATGACAAAGAGTAACTGTATCATCGTATATTTCTTTACGATGCGCTTCAATAAACTCATCTCTCATATCCATCATATCTTCGGAAGTCAATATAACAAGATGCTTTTCTTCAATCCACCTATTAAGAAGCTCTGTTATACTAAAGAAGTGATGGAAATCAAGTGATTCCTTTACTCCGCAGATATAACATTCTTCGTCTTTAGTATAAGCACTTTTTGCACGGTCTCTGATGTATTTAATCTTATCACGCTTAAGCTTACTCATACATATTTTTTCTTAAAATATTCTTTTTATTATTGGGAAATTATAACAAATCTACAGCAAAATGTCAAGAGATATTTTTCAGAGGTCATATTTAAAAGGTTATATCAGTATCCACAAAAGTATACAAAGCATAGCGTAAAGCATCTGACATATGGGAAGCCATATTATGTACAGGCTTTTCTGTCATTAAGTTTTCATTCTGATTCCACTGGTATTGATCTAAAGCCATTAATACATGGTCACATCTTTGATCTACTATTAATCTATTATTATCTACTATAGTAGCTACTGCAGATATCCCATCTAGTACTGATTTAGTAGCATTTATAGTACTAATATCGTATTCTTGTGCTAAATCGAATCGCATTTGTTGTGCAGCGGAATCAATGTAGATAGCATCAATATCCCACTTTTGTATAAGTTTTTGTATTTCAATAGCGTGTTGTTCTGTAGTTCTTTCAGCTTCCATATATTCGTCTAAAATATGGTATTTCTCTGAGTCCCAGTCATAACCAATTACACAGAAAGCAGTTGGATCACGATAGCCCACGTCTAGTCCCGCAAAAATTTCCATTTTAGAAGTATCTAGCTCTTCTAAGTTAGCTACACATTCTTCGTAATTAAAGTTCCATATCTTACCTTCAAACGTATTAAAGGAGGCTAAGTACTCTTGTTCAAACTCAGCTTTAGACATAGTACGTTTGGCTTCTTCAATATCTGTTTCACTAATTCTTGGGTTTTCATGATAAGTAGCTTTTATAGACACCCAGTTATCATATTCGTCATTGAACCCTCTATCATAGAATTCAGCAAACCAATTGTTTCTACCCCGAGGAGTAGATATAAAAATACATTTACTATTGGGTTTATCTAAAGTTGGGCGA